TAAACATCATTGTTCCTTGTTGACCTAATAAAGTAGCAACTTCAGAACCAAGACTTATTGGGTGTCCTTTTGAGTCACGAACATTAAGGTCAGCGGTATCTTCCCACAACTTTGCAGTTAATGGGTTTGCTTGTGCTTGTTGCATAGCAGCAATGTAACCAGCGTTAGCACCAAATCCACCTGTTGTTCTTATTACTCCACCTGCTGCCTTCATAGGCAAACCAAGTGCGTACTTATTTATAAATTCAGAAATGTTTTTAGATACATATGCAGATTTAGAAAAACCTGAAGCAACAGGGGTAGCAGCTTCTGTAGCGGCTTGTTCGGCTTTAGCCTTTACTGAATCGTAAAGGTCTTTCTCCCATTGAGTCATTGGGTTCCAAACCGTAGTCTTGTCCATAGTGTCTTTAAGCCATGCAGGGTCATGCTTTACTAAACGTGATTGTGCTGCTTTAATTTCTGCTTGAAGTGCAGTATCACCAGGGTTATCTATTAAACGAGACTCAGCATTAGAAACAAGTTCTTTGTCAGCAGCAACAGATCGAGCAAGTGCAGTTTCAGCAGTACCAGCACCTTCGGCACCTAATAATGATGTACCTGCACCTTCAGTGGCAAGTGCTATAGCAAGGTTTGGTATGTTATTACCTATGGTCCAATTAAGGCCATGCTTGTGAATATTAGATGCTAAGTTTGCAAAAAAGTGTGCAGGAAGAAGTGGAAGTTGTTTTATAAAATTCCAATTAGTCGCACGAGCTTCTGGGGTAGCAGGAGTAGTAATAGATTGATAAAGTTTTGCTGCTTGGGTAAATTCACCAGGAATTGATTTTATTGCTTCACCAAGACCCGATGTAAATTTATTTGCGTTCTGAGCAGCGTTAAATGCTGGGTCGCCACTCCAACCTTGAATTTGATTTTGAATAAGTCCTTTGCCAGCACTTATTGCAACACGACCAGGAGCAGTAAAAAGATCTAAACCAAATTTACCTGCTCCAGCAAAACCCCCAAGAATATCTTTACCCATGTTAAGAATGTTGAAATGTTGTGATGAATTCTTAACTGCGTTTTGCATTTGAACGTATCCCATGGCATTAGCCATTACAGTTGCATTAACACCGTAGTGAGTTGCTAACGCCTGAGCAGTTGTAGGGTCTTTAGCAATTTCAGGATTACTGCGAACTAAATTTTCAATTGTATTCTGCACTGATGTAGGAAACGTTTTAATTGCAGTTGGGTTATTAGGACCAATAAACTGTTGACCACGAGTGTCACCAATGTATCCTTGAGGATAACCAGACTGCTGGCCTATATTCTGTTCGCCGGCCATTACAGACCCAATGTACGAGCTGCGCTAGCCAGGTCCATTAAAGTAGCAGAAGCGTTCGGACTATTTGCCAAAGCACCAAGCATATTGGCAATAGCTGGACGAGTACTAAGTAATGCTTCTGATCCTACGCCTGGTCCCATGTCAATGCCAGATGTTGTTGGCTCGTTAGGGTAATCAGTTGGGTGAAGGAATCTAAGTTCACCTGGGTAGGTTGCCTGTTGTGGCAACTGTTCAGATACAGTAGTTGGCGCTGCTTGTGCTGGCGCTTGTGGTGCAGCAACAGATACCTGTTGTGGCGCTACAGGAATTGCACGTTGAGCAGCCTTCTGCATACCTGCTTCTCCATAACCTTGACCAGTAGCAGCCTGAACTGGCATTGCTGCATTAAGGTCAGTACGATTTCCGTATGCTGTTCCTGGCGTTCCCTCACGGGCGCCACCTCTACCTGTACGTGGCATTTATTACATCCCTGGTGCGGCACCGGCTGGAGCTGGTGGACGCTTCAATGTTGATAACATAGCACTCAAGTTTTGTGCTCCGGCTGGCGGTGGCGCGATAGGCGTTCCAGCAGGGTTGTCTGGCGATACGCCGATACCTGGCTGTGACTCTGCCGTAACTTCTGGTGGTTGTCCACCTGGCTGTGGCGTCTGCTGTTGCTGGTTTGCTTGCTCAGCTTGCTTCGCTTGCATTTCTTTGTGAACCTTTGAAACAGCGGCCTCAAGTGTGACGTGTCGCTCTGCCTTAGCCATTGCGATTTCAGCAATAACGTTGGGGTCAAGACTTCCCTGCGACGCCTGTTGTTCAAGGCCAGCAAGAAGCGCCTTGCGTAGTCCTTCCATTTCAACTTGATCACGTTCACGAATCGGGTCCTCAATCGCTGGGTCCATCTCACGAGCTGTCTGTGTAGACATGATACCAGTTCCAACACGCTGACCAATGGCAACTACCATACCGTTTACGTCTGAGCCAGGCATTGAGTACTTGACGTATGACAAGTCCGTTTCAAATGTTTCGTTTGGCGTGTAATCAGGGTGGCTGATGTGTCCATCGTTACCGAAGAAGAACATGCTTGGCTTCTTACCATAGTAAGCCTTCATGATCTTTACCGCACGGCGGTTTTCTGCTTCTAGTGAGTTAGCGAAGATTTCCTGATATTCTTGAATAGGCATGTCAACAGTGTTGGACATAACCATTTCACCTCTACGAGCTGTACGGACGTTGCTTGGTGATTCCCCACCAAACTCTGCAGGGATTCCACCTGTGAGTCGCTGAGCACGCTCCATACGGTCAAGTGCATCGTTTGTAGTTGAACCTGGTTGCAAGTGTGTAATCATCACTTGTCCCTTGTCAACAATTCCGCGGATTCCTTCTTTACCATTAGCTTCTTGGATGATGCGAGGTGATGATGGAGAGTTGCTTGTGCTAACAATCCACTCATCTGGGAACACGTTGCGGAAACGAGCAATCATGTCTAGGGCATCCAATTTAGCCATACGCTGATAAGTACCAATCATTTGGTCAAACTGTCCCTGCAAACGGTCTAGTGTGATACGTCCAGCAATAACTACTGGGCTTACCTCAGCACGGTTAGGGATGCGCTCTAAGATAATGTGAGTAGCAATTCCCTTTCCTGTCTCATTGGTGTAAGCGTTAGCCTTAGGCTTTTCAGCGCCAACGGCAATAAGTACTGTTTCATTAGCGTCCATGTACTCCAACACTTCAAACATGTCGTGATCGCCCTTTTCACCACGGTAAAGAATGTTCATCTGTGCTGGGTAATTTTCCTTTAACCAACCAAGTGGTCGGCGGTCAACAAAGATACAGTCTGCTGGCTCCATTGAGTCTGGATCGAGCATTGGTGCAGGAAAAGTAGAAAGTGGATTACGTACACGCCAATGAGGAATGTTACGCTGGTCATCGTGGTATACCGATACTGGTGAGATAGTTACAGCACTCATACCGTAAGCAGTAAGGTGACGTGCACGGCGACGCAACTTAGTACCCATCTTGTTCATGTCCCACCAACCAAGGTTGGCTAGGCGACGTTCACGAGCACGGTTCTCAGATACCTGAATACCTGGGCGAACTGGCATGTATGAGATGTCTGGTATGACTGAAGCCACACGCATAGCAAACTGGTCAATGCCTTGAGCAATCAAGTTCGGAATGGCTGGCTTTTCCATGTCGTCTAACTCAGGCAGTGGAATGATGATGTCGCCGTTATAGTGACGACGGATATCTTCCATCTTGCTAAAGAGTCCACCGCGATCTTTGCGGCGCTCCTGGTACATGGTTACGACCTGTGCCGCAGCCTTGTCATTATCGAACGAAAGAGCCACTTATAACCTCAATGTCTTAGGGGTGGACGACTTCACCCATGATGGGCGCCACGCTGGGGCTGTTGCCGATTTCGGCATGTAGAGGTTGGGAATATTCCACTCCAGAAACCATTGAGCCATTACACAGTCATCTGTGCGTGACCCATTAGGGTACTTTGTAACCTCATCAATTAGTTTCATAGAGCGAACTTTTCCTTCACCCCTACCAGGTAATCTTACACGACCGAAGCGGTAGTGGGGTTGTAACACCGTCACGCCAAGTGCTTCGTCCGATTTATTGATGCCATTTGTGTTGTGGGGAATGATTTCCACAGACCGCATTTGACGCCATTGCTTGACATAATCGTATTGAAGCATGAACCGCTGAGCTGCGTTAGATTCCACAATCCAGTACTGGATAGGATATCCCATGGACTCAGACAAGTTCTGCCATTCTTCCATAACCCCAGTGTATTTACCGTCATGAATGTTATAGTCCAAAAACTTACTGGCTTCCATCTTTTGACGAATTAGGTCAATCAAGAACCGTTGCTGGGATTCTGGGTGGTACAGCCAGCATTGGATAGCCCAGTAGTTAGTCGGACTAGGGTCAGCAGTTGCCACCATAAGACACTCACTGGCTGAAATGCCACGGGGAATCTGCCAAATGTCTCGGTCTTTGTCCATGCACCCTGGGTTGTCACCTTGACCAAATACCCACTCATGACGTACTAAGACTTCTGACGGGTCCAAGTCCTCTTGCTGATAGACCACCGCAAAGCGCTCACCACGGTTTGACATGAGGTTGGAGATGTCTCGCCAAGATAAGCGCCGTGGGTCCAGTAGGCATCCGGTAGGATACGGATCAGAAGTTCTCTTATGGTGACTCGAATCGCAAAGCTCATTGTAGTGAGCCTTATAAAGTAGATGTTTGTATTTCTTGTTTGTCCTGAGTTTCTCAACTTCATCTTCACTAAGTCCTTGGTCTAGTAGTTCTTCCTCATCTTCCAGAGGTTGCTCCATGTCTAAAGCAAATCGATAAAGATCGTCAGCAGCAAGACGCTGGCCAATAAGAGCAAGCATACCTGCAGGTTCAAGTCGAGATTCGGCAACGTCTTGGTACCAATCTTCCATGGCTTCTCGTTGTTCTGCGCTACGGATCTTGCGAGGGTCCACAAGGTCGTCCCAGAAACAGCCATCGAAACGTCCACCGATGAAACCACTATCCATACCGTAGGCACTGACTGTTGGTTCCTTTTCACTAATTGCTCCGTTTTCTTCAGGCTGCATAACAATAAACGCTTCGTTAGTCCACAGTTCTTTTTCTAGTGGCTTGAAGCGACCAAAGTCATGAGCCATTGTAGTCTCAGCGTCAACGGCTAGTCCACGTGCTTTAAGTGCATCATCAGCCAGTTCAGGAATAACACGTTCTAGTGAGCGACGTACACGCATCAAGTTTCGCTTGGCAAGGCTCATAGTTGCAGAACCAGTCAACAAACGGATGCTTCGATTACGACAAATGATCCAACAGGTAATGTCGTGTAGCAACGTTGTCTTACCAGAACCAGGTGGCATGTTCATAACCACGTATTCTTTTTCTTCAGACTCAAGAAGTGATACCAGTGCGATACCGGCTTCTTCCTGCCACGGTGTAGAGATACGCCCAAAATAACGCTGACGAAAATAGCCAAAGTCCTCTAAGGCACGTTGAGCATCTTCGCTTAGTTTGTCGTACGACTTAGGGCCTTCTAGTTTTGCTTCGGTTTTAAGTTCACGGTAGTTACGCGCTGATGTATCTACGTCATCGCTGATGCGTAGTGTCTGAGCAGCCTTCTCTACACGGTGACCCGTTGACTCAGAGAACCGAGCCTTACGTGAAGCTTCTGCAATAGAAAGACCTGCGGAACGTGCTTCAAAATACTTCTTGCGTTGTATTGCGCTAACTGCCATTGCTCAGCGCGGTGGCTAGTAATCCCTGTATTCTGTACGAAGAAGAATCAGGTGGTGATATGGAGAATACTCCAACCCCACCATCTTTATAATCCTTAGCAGCAACAACTAAAACAAAGTCCTCAACGACTGGCATTTCCCACGACTCATCTTGTGGAAGATCAAGGTTTGTTAAAAAACGTGTGAGGTTAAGTTCAAGCCATTGTCTAAGCGACAAAGAAAGACTTGATTCGTCAGGACTTAGTGGCACGTGTTTTAGAAGCTTCAGTTTGCTGAGCAACCTGTGACGCAAGTGCTATTGCGGTGTGCAACTGTAACTGACGGTGTGTAAGTAGGTGATACCCCTCAATAATTCCTGCAATAATAATGCAAATAGATGGGAACACTACTTGTACAGATGTTGGCACAGTAAACCCTGGGTGCATGACTGTAAGTACTGATACCACAGTTGCAATAAATGATGATACGTGTGCTGAAGCTACATTAGTTTTCATTGTTCTACCTTACCATACTGTTGTCTATAAAGAATTAAACCAATAATGCTATACACTGCCATGTCCATGAATGAGTCCTCAATGCCTTCATTGGCTAGAGTCGATCCTTGGGCTGCAGTCTGTAAACGGCGCATCTTGTCGTTCATGCGAATAGCACAACCAATCCAAGCTTCTACACCAAAATCTTCACTAGCACGTACATTAGCAAACGGGTCAACCGCACGGCCATAGTCACTTTGTTTCTTATTATGAAGAAGTGTTAATTCTTCTATAACATCTAAAAATGCGCTCATTGTTCTCCCTTGTATTTTTCTGGTACCGGCCCCGAATACTTGTGTCCCGTGGCTTCCTGTGGTATCTGAAATCTTATACCACAATGGCAATAAATCCAAACTTTTGTATTGATTAAAATTATCCATTGGTGTGTGTGCATGTCCTTAAAAAATTTTATAAAAAAAACGGAAGGGTCGAACACACATAGTAGAGTGGTGCTCTGTTACATTCATAGCGGTCTTGACCATGTCTATAGGCTCCAAAGAGAAGGACGAGAGAGCCGCCAGCGCACCTGTGGCAATATCACACGCAGCGCCAACAGCCGCATAGGGTTCTTTGAACTTAATGACTGAGTAATCTTCACCCAGTTCGTAGATACCATCCCTGTTTACCAGCAAGACACTCCACGAGTCATTGCCCTGACCTAGTATCTGCATGAGGTGGTCGCGCAATTTGTATGGGTCGGCAATATTGGACTTGGCTACTAGCTCCATGATCCGAAACGAACCGGCCACGCCAACAAGCGTATTGCCAAACTTAAAGACCTTGGGTTCCGCCGATGTTACTATTAATGTACCACCTTCATCAAAGGCGCCAGCATCTCCGCCGATAGCATAACTCGTATCAGAATGTACTGCCAAGATCGCTGTCATGTTGTAATGATACCATGCTATAGTATCTGTTACGGGGTACCCTTAACTCCGTAGTAGAACCCCTGGCCGTTTTTTCGTACTTCTCGGCTGGGGGTTTTACTTTTTCTTAGACTTGGTAATGCTGGGTGGCGTAGGTTTAACTACGTAAGCGTACTTATGGTTAGCTTGAGCAATGGTCTTTTTGCCATGCTTGTTTTCTGGCTGTAGGCAGCCGCAGGTATCACACATACCTAAATACTACCACACAGCAAAAAACCCCCCAGTTTCGGGTGGGGGGCTTAATGCCAGTTTTGGATTCGGAAGTTCCAGCACTACCGTAGGATTTTCCTACTTTCCTACTATACACACTAGGTATGCACTAATCAAATATGTTACGCGAAACCCTTGCACCTAGATCACTTAAGTGCTACACTTGAGATACCACCGATGGGAGTGGTCGTGCGTGAAAGTCGCCGCGGAGTGTGAGACTAGATACTCGCCGTAGTTAGCCGGTTAGAGCGGTATTCGGTTTGTCGCGCCCAGAGATCATCCTGGTGAATAGACAAGGCAGTACCTTTGCCACAGTCAGGCCTCGCGACAGCTTCTTCTTATGCGATTGAATGAAGAAGGTACTCGGTACAGTATTCGCGTCTACTAAATTAGACTATAACAACTCGGACAGGTGTGAGGGTCTGGAG